TCTCCCGGCAGGACATTTTTTAATTTCTTTTTCCCAATTAGCTGGAATTGTACATTTCAAATTATCAATATTTGAACTTTTTGATTTCATATGTATCCTTATAATTTAATTAAAGATGTTTTCATTGAATTGAGCTTGGCAAGTTTAAAACACCAACTATAAGTACCATCAGAACATAGATCAAACACCGCTAGGCCTACTGATACCCTGCTACTACAAACTTTTGCACCATAGTTAGTGGTCCACTGTAATGATGGCATAGATAGGCTTAAAAAATCAGAATCTCCAGCAAAGAAATCCTTGTGTATATGACCTCTTATAAAGATATTGGCTTTTGGTTGAAGATCTCTCTCTGCCCATAAGAGATTCATATAACGATCTTTAGAAATAGATGTTCCCTGAGAATAAGGAACTGTTGTATTGCCAACTTTATGTTTTAAATCAAATATTATTTTACCGTCAAAAAATTCAACCCACTCATGGTTTCCTATTTTTTTAGATCCAGGAGGAGTAATTCGATCATAAACAACATTTTCATATTCTGTAGATCCGCCTACATGGTAATCAGTTCCTCTAATTAATATAATATTTTTAGCTTTGCTCTCATTGATACAGTCAACTGCAATATCACATTGCTTTAACCTGTCAACTTCCATTTCTTCAATGCCCGAATTTTTAGGTGAATTTCCATCAATACAATCTCCTAAATGAAATAGAGTATCGATTGGTTGAAGATCTTTCATTGTTTTTGCATACCAGGACCAAATTTCTCTTTGAATTACAGCAAACTTATTTCTATCTTTGATGGTCTGTGATCTGGGATTTTTCTTGATTTCATATTGAAAATCCGGCCCACAAAGGCCTGCTCTGTGTCCGCAATGTGTGTCTGATATAACTACGACTCTTCTATATTTTTTCATTTAAACTCCCTTTGATAGTTCTGATAATGCAAATTCTTTTGATACAAAGGGGAATCCTTGGTCATTATAATATTGCAACCGCTCTTCAAAATGTTTAAATACATGATTTTTAACCTTTTCAATTTGACCTTTTCGAGGACCCCTAGAAATCTTTCTAAAGTAAGTTAAGTCATCTACAATATCCCATACTATTAACTTACTTTTTTCCAAGTGCAATCTAAGACCTCTTCCTATTGATTGGAGTACCTTAATTTTTGATTTATATGAACTGGCAAATATTACGTTATGTAATTTTTTTAAATTCAATCCAGTCGAACAAGTCCCATAAGAAGCTAAAACAATAACATTTTCATTTGCTTCTAAAATTTTCTTTATTTTTTCTCTTTCAGTAACAGCAGTTCCGCCATATATTATATGAATTTGATATTTTTCATCTAAATTTTCTCTAAGATATTTTTCTATAACTCTCAGATGTTTATCAATTAAAGCGCATAAAATCAATGTATTTTCACCAGATTTAACATTTGAAAAAATCCACTTGAAGATACCGTTTCTTCTTTGATTTTCTAATATCAAATCAATTTCACCAAGATAATCAAACTTTTTACCTCTGTCGACTAATTCTTTTGGATATTTTAATATTAAATTGGCAACCTTTATCTTTGAAAGTATGCCTTGATCTATTAGATCCTCACTTTTTACATTGCAAATCTGTGGACCCAAACCTGACTGAATATTTAAGAGATCTGCTTTTTCTTCTGGTAATGTTCCGGTAAATCCAAGTCTATAATCTGCATTTTTGCACAAATAGCTAATCTTCTGTATTGATCTTGCCTTAGCTAGATGACAATTGCTCACCAAGATATTATTGGCATAGTAGTTATGACATCCACTGACTTTTAAATTGTAGACAGGTCCATCATTGTTTATTCTTTTTATATAGTCTATCTTCATATGACTTTAATATTATTTATAGTCAACTCGATAATTCCTGAGATTTTAATCAATCTAACAGGAACGATAACATTTTCATATTTTGTTGGTGACATAAAAGGAATTAATTGTTCTTTGTCTGTTTCAATTTGTTCATTTAGATAATATGCTGATGTTGGTTTCTTTTCAGAATTTACAAGGAAGTAAAAATAATATTCCTCTTTAGTTTTGTGCTTTTTAACTGCACCATTCATTATTACATTTTCATGCCATGGTTCTCTTTTTGAATCTGGAACTTTTATTAACTCAGGATTAAGATTTTTTCTTTCAATGGTCTTTTGAAATTCTTTCTGATAATTAAATGGAGCAAATCCTGATATTTCTGATATCTTAAAACTATTTTCAACATTAACACCGCCAAAACATTCTGAAATTAACTGCTTAGTTTCTCTGTGCTTTTTATTTAACTTCAAATCAGAACGATACTTCAGTATTATTGGTGTCAGATAATCAAGCTTTTCAACTTTTTCAATAAATTGTTTGACTTCAATCATAAATTCTCCTTATTATAATTTAATAATTTTTCTTCTATCAAATTCCCATTCTCTGCGTTCTTTTTCCCATGACTGGTTGACTGGTGTAAAAAATCCAACTACTCTAGTAAGATAATCAACTATTTTCTTTTCACATTTTGGACAAACCTCAGCTTTTCCAAACGAACAATGTCCGTCCTCACATATACTATAAATTGAGTTCAAAGCAAAATGTTCACAGCCAGATGCAACTGAGTATTTAATCAACTTTTCTGCTTGACTTGCAGTTACCTTTTCACCAATAGTTGCATGAACAATTCCACCACCAGTTAATAAGCTATTATATTTTCCATCAGCATCCATTTTCTCATATATAGTGTAATCTTCCCAGAGCGGGACGAACTGGTTGGCATATAATATATAAGGAACTTTCTTATCACCAAAAACCATCTTATCAACCTTTGCTAATCTAATTGCAAATGATTCTGCTGGTATTTGTTCCTGATTAATCATTAAATCATATTCTTTACTGAGAACTTGACATTTCTCATTTAACATTATTAACAACTTCTTAGTAATATCTGTTTTTGGACAATTATATTTTTCTTTATATAACTTTTCACATTCATATATACCTAAAATTCCAACTGTTGAGAACATCCGTCTTAATGACAACCAGCCGTTACTGATAAATGGTTGGAGACCTTTTGATTCTAACATTTTAATTAGATCTTTATGAGCTTTTAGAATTTTAACTGCACTTGTAATTCTCTCATCGTATAATTTCCAAAATTCTTCTTCTGTCTTTGTTTCTAATGCTAATCTCATAAAATTAATTGTACAAACTCTATGAGAACCTAATGAAATTCCTGATCCGCCGAAGCTATTAGCTGCAGCAGCAAATTCTTTAATCATTTCTTCATTTGAGATAAGTCTGCAGCAGCTCGCAATTTTAGATCCTTCACTAACAAAAATATTGTATCTATAAATATCTTTCTTACAAATATATCTTAAAAATTTATCATCTTGAATGAGTTGCTTTTCACCCCAAAGATGTTTAGATAGATTGATAGTTACTACTGGAAAACGATATGGAAGACCGTCTTTACTAGGATCCCCTTGGTCAAAAAATTCAATGAATATAGTTTGGATTTCCATTATAAAATCAACTATATATTCAACAAAGAATTTCTCTTTTTCCTCATCTGTTTCTAAATCTTTAGGTACATCAATGGGCAATTTATCAAAAGGAAAATACCATTTCATTTCTCTGACAAATCCAGCCAATTTAATTCTATCAAAAACACTTATATTTGAAAACGGACTTTCAATGCCAGATCTTGATAGATGATTAACCGAATGGAGAAACTGCTGCATCTCATTTTCTAGATGTTTTCTGGTCTTTTTGCTTGTCTTTAAATCTCTGAGATCTAATTTTTCTCTATACAGACATAAGTGAGCAATATCCAAGAAGAAAGAACCAATAGCGATGGCTCCTGCTAAGTGAGAGCTTAATTGATGTATAGTTTCACAGAGAGCGGATATGTAACTAGACACCCTCTTAGATGGCATAGAGTACAACTGGCCAAACTGTCTACCCTCAGTGACTATTTTAGATGCATCTAGGCTATAGCAATAAGGTTTGAGGATATTTGTACTGTCAGCCAGTCCAAGACTGAAATCTAACATATCACCCATTAAAACATTTGCTTCTTCTTTGCCATAAATTTCTTTCATCTGACGGTATAGATAATCATATCCTATGGTTTTCTTAAATACATAAGCACATTCTTGATTAATAGATTCTATTGTTTTTTCTGATTTGTTGCTGTTAGAATCTATTGAAGTATCATTCAATTTCTCATTGATTATTTGCTCTGTTCTTTTAATAACATCAAATTTTGATTTTTCTAAACCATGTATCTTAAGAATTGAATTTGTTAAATCATCATCATCTTTATTATATTTTTTCTTTAAGGAAGTTTCTAGACAGCTTTTAACCTTTGAGAGCATTTTCGTAGTTGTTGAATCAGTGTACATCTTATCTTCCTCTATACTTTAAAATTTATAAATTCCATTTTTGGATATCAATTTCAAATCTTCATTATACAATTTCTGATTAGACGACGCTAATCTCATAAATTCATCAGTTTTCACAGAAGGTTGTGCTAATTTTTCATTATAACAACCACATTTTATGTATTTAAACCCACTGATATTTTCATCTTTAACTTTTTCAATGTTATATCCAGTATATATACAAAAATCAAACTGTTTGTTGTATTTCTTAACTAATCTCTTAATAAATAATATATTTTCTTTATAGAGCGGATCACCTCCAGTTAAGACAATTTTATTAGTATGGCATCTGGAAGCATAGGCGGACAAACTATTAACAAAGAAATCTAATTCTTTACATTCTAATCCAATACATGTCTCAACTTCAATGGGATTTTTTAATTTGATATTATGACAATTAGGACATATATTTTCACAACCCACAAAGAATGCCATGACAGCTATATCATCTTTTGAGGGATAATCTATAAATGTACTCTTAAATGGTGGAAGTAGCCACGCCATATTATATTACTATATCCTGTTCTGTTATCTTCTTAAATGTTATGTTGTGCGCCTTACAATATGCTTCAGTAGCATCCCATTTATTTTTGTTTTTAATATATGTAGATAGTTGATATAGGTAATTTTTCATTGCCTTTTTTGTTGGATTTTTTGGTTTAACCGGAGCTGAAAGAGATGATTTTGGCTTGACCTCTAAAATAAATTTCTTAATATTATTTTCTTTATCTAATACTTCACAATAAAAATCTGTATAATATCGATGAACATTTCCAGGCGATTTATCTAAAGCAAAATGATAAGGTATAATTATATTTTCACCGCCCCAGCGAATAACCCTTTGGTTCAAATCGAGATAGTGAACCACTTTCTCTTCCCAACTAGATCTATAAGTTGGATTTCCAACTCCCATGTATTTTTGTGGGTTTCGGAGTTGAACTCTCCCTTTATGAAAGCTATTTGGACGACGATTGATTTTAGAAAGCAGTTTATTAAAATTCATTTTAATTTCTTAATAAATGGCAAATAAATTTGTAATTCGTCTTGTAGTTTATTTAATTTATTATTTAAAAAGTAAGATAATATTTTCAATCCATTTAACGGCTTTAACTCATATTCTAAAAAGGCAGTGTCAATAATATTTATAATATCGTCTGGTATTTCTTCAAAAGATATCAACTTTTTATTTCTTATATAGTTGGCTGCTATCAGTGGATCTTTAAGGATGATATCTAAACCCTCATTTAACAGTTTGGAGGCTGTAACAGGGCCTACTCTCGGTCTAACGGCTGGTATGTTATCACCTTTATCCCCTGTGAGTATTTTTATTTCCAATTCGTTCTCTGGATTGAGACAACTAATAAATTTCTTTTGGTTGCCATCATATTGCTTGATATTCTTGTACTTTTGTAATTGAAGGAAATCCTTATCAGATGATACTATTATGATTTCTTTGGCAATGTTGTTTGAAAATTTCTTTGCTAAAACTGCAATAGTATCATCTGTTTCACAATTATTAATCTTTAAAAAA